TAGTTCTTCACTCATTACTGATACTCCTTTGTTAACGATACATATGCAACCATCTTTGGTTGCTTTGCTTGTGACATCACAGCAGGACGCTCCTGTAGATTAGGCCAGCAAGAAAATCTGTAGCGACAGAAACCACATTCAGTGCCAAGCACCATGTTGCCTGTCTCTTTGCCCCGGAACTTCTCCGGTACAGCATCGAAGCAACGCTCAAACCTGTTCTCTTCCAGCGTGTCAGCCGTCTGTTGAATATGGTCTACTTCTTTCTCAATGTCAAGCCCTGTAGCTGGCACATATTTAAACTGGCCATTAGCCTTGTTCACTACCCACCATCCACCGGCTTTCTTGTCAGCAGCCTTGGCATATCCAGCAAGCTGTGCTACATACCCAAAAGCATCACCCTGTCTAAGAGTGTCGAAGGATTCAAACTTGTTATTATACGACCAATTAGATGCTGACTTGACATCATCAACAGCACCGTCAATAACAATATCATAGGTACCAGAGATGGATGTACCGTTGTCAAGATTGAGCGTAACCTTTGCATCATCTTCATACTGTACTCCTGCTTCTGTCAGTAGCCCCTTGAAGACAGCTTCAACGATGTCTCCAATCATCATGTTCATTACAAATGTTGTTGGCAGGGGTAACGCTTTCTTCGGCTCGTTCTTGTCGAACCAAAGCTGACAAGTTGGCCTACCCACGTTGGACATACGTAGACCAAACTCGTTGCGCTTGTTGCCCCCACCAAACTGACGCGCAACAGCACTCATAACATTCAGACCAATCTGTCGGATTGTTTCTGAAGACATGGTGGACTTGCCATTGGCGGCATTCTCCATGTACTGATGCAGTGCCAGTTCAGCGGGGTGGTTCATTACGCTACCTCTTCATCGTCAACATCAATCACACCGTCAGTGATTGCGATGTCATCATCGTCGTCATGCTCCGTTGCTTTCTCCGCATAAGCATTGATGATGTACTCGTTGTAGTTCTGTACCCACGACATGAAGTCAGTGAACAGCGCCTGATCCGATTGCTCAATCTCGACAATGTTGGTCAGATTGACCGTGGTCACAGGCAGGAAGAAGCTGTTGCCATTGGGCAGCTTACGCTCTTCCGTAGCAGCGTCCACTACATGCTGGATAGGCAGACGCTTCTGCTTGGCAAAGGTAGAGAACACCTCACCCCAGCCCTTGAATGCGTCACGGTTGTCCACCTCCCAGATGAATGGGACAGTATCCACGTCAACAGCGTTGCCCTGATCGTCCGTAGGGTTGACCAGTTCAACTGTGCCGAATATTACACGCACACGCTTGATCTGCTTAATCAAGTCCTGTGTCTTCTCAGGCAGAGACTTGAAGTCTTGGATGTAACCCGCCGGTTTGCCGCAGTTGAAGCCCCCATCATTGTCCTTGAGGTCAATGTTCAGGTTGTCAGCCATGACGGTCTTGACATAGCGGTTGGGTGCGTTACCCGATCCCATCACGAAACGCTTGTACATGAAGCGTTGCATGTATGGACGGATACGTGCAGCAGAGGCGTAGTAGGTAGGGCCATCGGGAACTTCCAGTTTATACTGTCCGCCCTCGACAACCTCGACATTCACCTTCTTGCCCTTCACTTCGGCAAGCCCCATGATCGGGGTATGATGGATACGCAGACGGGCAAGGGTGCTAGACTTCTTGCCCCCACTCGTACCCTCGTTGGCGATACCCATAGCTTTGGCCATAGCGGCATAGTTGTTGGTATCAATTGTAGTGATCTCGTTCATTTATTTTATACTCCTTCTTTCGAGTTAGAATGCATAGTTATATCACAACACATCTTTCGTGTCAAGCCAATTCGGCCCCATTTTAGCTTCAAGTAAGAGGGGTACATTAAAATGTATACCCCACCTACCTGCAATCAAAGCTGGCAACTCCTCGTTTGTTTTGTGGATGGCCTGCATTACAAGCCGCTCCTCGTGTGGGTGTACATCAATAACAATACTATCGTGTACGGTATTGACGATACAAGACTTAGCATAGGCTAGTTGTTCGTCTATGAATAACAGTGCAATAGGTACTATGTCGGCTGTTGCAAATGATTGCACTGGGTAGTTTTTAATTTGCGTGAAATGAGACACACGACCACTTGCTTTGCGGACGACATCAGGGAAAGAAAACTCCCTGCCTGACGGGGTAGTAATATGCCCTGTGTTTATAGCCTCTTTAGCCAATCGGGAATGCCATACCCCGATCCCTTTGTATTTCTCTGTGAAGTGTGTATAATATTTTGCCTCCGCTGGCGTTCTCCCAAAGCCTGTTGCGCCATAAAGCGGTGCAAACGTGTGAGCCTTCGCAGTCTGGCGATCCGTAGGTTGACCAGCATCGGTAATAACTTTAGCGGTATATGCATGTACATCAAACCCAGTAGATACTTCATCTATAGCAACTCCATCTTGTGATAGGAAGGCTGCTGCACGAAACTCTAGCTGGGCAAAGTCAGCTTCCATAATCTTGCCACCTTCCCACCGGGATACAAACACCTTCTTCACAGGGAAGGTGCCACCACGTGGCATGTTCTGCATGTTAGGCTCTGCACCAGACAGTCTCCCTGTCGCAGTGCGATGCTGTAGCAAACGCACATGCAGCTTACCATCATGCTTGGTGAACATCTTGATGCCCTCTACAAACGAGGACAGGTATGTATCCACAGCAGATAGTCGGCGGACTTTTGACAGGAAGTCCACAGCCTCTGTCATTCCTTTGACACGTGCTGCTTTCTCCAATGTCTCAAGGTTCAGCTTGCTTGTGCTGAAGCCACTGGCACTAGCCCACTTGGCTGATGGTGGCTTAAACTTCAACCCAGCCACGGCATTGGATGGTGATAGAAGATAGCCAGCAGTATCACAAGTAGGGCAGCGATTAGGTTTCGCAAACGGCTCTCCATTCTTCTTTACCTTTCGTATGTACCCTGTGCCATTACAGGTCTTGCATTGTGTTGCTCTGGTCTTGGCCAACTTGGTGGTATGCGCATTGACTAACCTACGGAAGTCGTCTTCAGGCATGTATGGGTCAATCTGTGTAGCCCAGAACTGCTTGTCATTTACCTTGCGGCTGTAGATCACCCAAGACAATTGCTCTGGGCTGTTAAGGTTGATAGGGGTATCACCCATCAGCCTACGCACATGGGCCTGTAGATCATCAGTAAGCTGCTTACGCTCCTGCTCAAACTCTGTTCGCACATCGTCCAGTGCTTGCTTGTCCACTGTAAACCCTCGCTGATATATACGAGAAAGACATACTGCCACCTGATTGGTCAGGTCAACGGTACCCATAAGTCCGCTATCTTTTGGTGTGTTCAGGCGATACATCAGCTTGTCTGCCAGTTGCTGCGTAGCCTCAAGGTCAGCAATCAGGTACTCCGTCAGTTCGTCAATGGGAATGGTGCGTGTGCTGTAGCCTCGCTTGAAATATTCCTTGAGAGTGTCCTGCTTCTTGGTATCAAGATCATAGCGTTCTGCACACGCCTCAAGCGACAGCGGCTCCTTGATGCCACGCTGTAGCACATACTCAGCCAACATCGTGTCGAACACAGGGCCATTATACTTGAAGCCACTCTCCCACAGCCACAGCAAGTCGTGTGCTGCGTTGTGCATAATAAGAACAGTAGCCTCATCAAGAAACATCTGCACACGCTCACTGTAGTCATGCCCACTTTCATGCTCTTCATGGTCAAATGGGAATGTGTAACATGCCCCTTGGTCAGTCAGTATACCCACCATCGTTAGGCTGTTGTTCACCTCAAATGGATCAAGGTGCATCTTGCCGTCACGATGTGTGACGGTATTCTCTACATCTAGTGTTATCTTCATCCTTCATACCTCGCTGTCAAATAGTCCAGTTCACAGTTTACCATACCGTGCCAGCCATTCAACTTGTTTTTTACAATGTTCATGTGCCGCAGTGGGCTATCCTCCTCCTGTCCCTCGACAGTAGGTGACTTACCGATTAGGATCATCAGGTCAGCCTCTGCAGCCTTGCCTGTACGTGATCCTTCCATCATGCTCTGGTTAAGCTGTGACCTACCCTCTGCCTCTGCGGAAAGCTGGGACATGTAGAACACAGCGCAGTCATACGCCTTGGCTATCTGTCGTGCGTGGATAGCACACGCCTTGAGTGCCTCGTCCTGTCGGGCGAAGCCACCCTCTGCCTTGAACTTGTCACCCATGTCAAGCACGAGGACATCGGGGCGATAGGTCTTGGCTACGCTCTCAACCCAATTCATGTCGCGGCCTGACGCCTCTTTGATTTTGATGTTGCTCATCACAGGTTCATACAGGGACTTGGCCTTGCTCATATTCTCTTTAACCTCACGCGCCGACATACCGGCAGCAGCGGTCAGATATCGTGCGCCAACCCTGTGCGTTGGCTCCTCGTTACAGAGGATGACACACTTGGCACCCTGATGTGCAAAGCCATTGGGAGCGGCGATCAGGCTGGCATGGAACGATGTCTTGCCAGTGTTGGGACGCGCACCCACTTCGATAAGCTGACCGGCACTGACACCCTCTATCTTACGAGCGACAGTGGGGATGTTGAAAGACCAACGTGCTTCCAGTTCAGCCTTTGCCATCAGCGTCTCAATGGTGATATCGTCCCATTCGATATTGAGATTGGGAGTGAAGTCATCACCATACCGCTCAAGAAGATTACGCAGCGTCTCCATCGTACCGCCTGTGCCACTCACCATGTCGAAGCCAATGTTGGCGACATCTTCACCAACTACCTTCTGGAACAGCTTGGACAGCACCTCCTGTGCAATGTCGTTGCCCATCGGCTCCTCACGCTTGAGTTGGGTGAAGAGGCTATCGAAGCCCGTCTTTTGTGCCGTCGTCATCGTGGGGTTGCCAGATACAAACAGGGCTTGCACCTCATCGGGTGTGACACTACGGTTGTAGTGATCCATTGCTTTGTCAATCGTCTGCTTGATCTTGCGATTGTCTGAACTGAACAGTCGGTCAGGACACTTGGCACCACGATGGTCATCGTAGAAGCCCTTGTCCATCAGACTGCGTAGCATTGATACTTCCATTATATATCTCCTATGTCGGCTAGGTTTGTCATATCAGTTGGATTACGATATTTCAAATCATCTGTCAAGTAAAGGACACGCACGTCATCAACATGTCCTCGCAACTCCTTTGCCATCAGCAAAGTCTTACGCACTGCATCGGGGTCTAGTGCGATGACTGCTGTTGAGAACTGCGTGAGAAACTTTTTGTGTGCATCGGACAGTGATGTCCCTAGCACAGCAATCCCGACAAAGTTACCACCACCAACCACAGCGGCACTCACGCAGTCCTCAACAACTACAGCGACCTTACCACAACCATGAGCATATGGCAAGCCACTTTTTCCATATCGACGCCATTTAGGTAGCCGCTTGTTCAGCGCACGACCTGTCGCGTCTACAATCTTACCCTCGTGCATGATAGGAAACACAGCACGGTGTTCACGCACATCATACAGCAAGCCTAGTTCTGCGGCATCCAGCCCGTATGTATCGCTGGCCCACGTAATCACATCGTGATTGGCTGGCACGAGATACTCAGGGACATCAAACTCAGCACCAGCGAAACGCTCTGCATCGGATAGCTGGGTACGGATATCATCCACAGTCATACGCACACGTGTGCCACCCTTGAGATCACAGGACATACGAAAGCAGTTCCATACCAGTGACCCCATGTTGTTGGTCACGGTGAATGTACGCTGACCACAGCTAGGACACTTAGTCCTGACTGTAGAACCCACTTGTACATTCATGTCACTTACAATGTTATATATATTATTCATATATACTCTCTCCTGTGCGGCAGTTAAGTGCTTTTACCATGTATTTTACGTGCTGTCAAGGCTGTATTTGCACTCGCATACGTATTTTTCATATAGGGTTTGACCGATTGTGGATTAGCATGTCCTGTAACCGACATTATTTGTCCGATACCGACACCAGCTTCCACCATTTCCGTTGTGCCAGTACGACGCAGGTCAGATAGTCGCAGTTCACTTGACAATCCAGCCTCATCCATCAGCTTACGAGCATGAAGGGGCAGTTTGTACTGGCTGTACGGAATGTACTCACCTCCGATTGGCTTGGGGCGTGGTGCTACCCACTGCTGGAACCCAAAGTCTTCGTGCTGTTGTCTTAACATATCCAGTAGGTCATC